AGTCCAAAATTCTTCTGCAATATTAGGTTGCACAAATGCAAACTCGTCACAGTATAGTAATGATATACTCATACCACGTCCAGTATTTCCAGTAGTTGTTTGTGCTACTATACGTGATCCGTTCTCAAACTCAATTGATTGTTTGTTGTATGATGTAACTCCTGCTCTAATATGATCAGGGCAAGTTTCATACACATATCGTATACGTGACATAATTTCTTGTGCGCCTGTATACTTGTGTGCAGCAACAAGAATAGTTTGATCTGGGTTAAACATTGCATACCAAGCAAGGTATATACTAGCACACGTAGTTTTGCCTGTTTGTCTAGGCATCATATTAATATTAAAACGATAGCTATGATAACTGTCCATTAAACGTAATTGATACTCGTACGGATCAAATAAAAGTTTTCCTTTTACTGGATGTTGAATAAATGCAAAATGTTTTGCGAAGTGTAAATATCCAAGATCAGGATCCATACACTGTGCAATATCGTCAATTTGCGATTCAGTAAATGTTTCTTGTTTATTCGCCTTTTTAATTAAGACGCCGTCTAATGATGCTGCCATAATAGTATTTAACCAATCATATCGTCATAAAACCCAGTATCGAACCTTAAGTCAAACAACTTACGTCTATCTTGTTGTATTAATATAGGAACTGGAGAAGCATAATCACCGTGTGTAGGTTCACTCCATAACCATTCGTATTCTAAACTTACATCTAATTTTTTACAAAGTTTCTTTAGTCGTCTGCGATTATATCCTTTACAAATATATATAATAGCTTGGTTCTTACCTAGTTCTTCCGTTGTGCCGTCCCAGTATTTTACTTTTATTTCGCCCTTTTTCCAGGCTGCCCCACTCCAAGGACATACTGGTTTGATGTGTTGAAAATAATTAAACCAATCTACTGACATACGACTATTTAATCAAAAAAATAGCACCCGGAGGTGCTATTGAATTAATTGTTACGATAGTTATTAACTACAGCCGCAACTACCGCAAGCCATTAACTTTTGTTTTTTCTTACCGCATTCTGGGCATTTTTCCATATCGTGCTCAGTGCCTTCTTTTGGCTTTTTACCACGTCCGCGTCCAGCCATTAGCTTACCGCGACCACGTCCTTCTGAAGCCATCTTTTCTTGAATTTTTGCATACAATTCGTCTCTAATGCTTTGCTCTAGTGTATCTTCTTCATCTTCTACAGCCATTGCATTATCGCCGTCTTGTGCAGCAGGGTATGCTTTTTTAGTTCTATGTAGATCATCTCCTGAATTAATTACATCGTCGATTGACTTGTATTCTTCTTCTGGCTCGTTATCGTATTCTGCAACTGCTTCGTCGTCTGCTTCGACATCGTCCATACAACTACTTGCGCCAACGTGTTGCTTGCCGCAATCGTCACACGGTTCGTCTTGCATACCTGGCTTTAAATCATCCATATCTTTTGGTTCGTCTACAATATCACGTAGTCTTTCCATATCTCTGCGCATTGGCATCATTGCTGGGCCAACTGGCTCTGCATCTTTTAGCCCTGCATTTTTCATCATATCAATTAAGTCTGCAACATTATCTTTGCCGCTTGCATTCATTGATACATTCATTGTTACTGGATTACCTTTGTCTTCTTGTGGCTGTGGTGCCATTGGTGGTACCATTGGCATTCCACCTTCTAATTCAATGTTGTCCATTGATTCTAGTAGTTTTTTCATATTCATTTTAGTTTGCCTCCGGTGCCGCTGCACTTGGATCGTGCTCACGTTCTTTACGAGCCACTTCTAGCTCTTTCAAAAGATCCATAACACGGTTACCGCCTACACTTTCTTGTGCGCTATCGCCGCCCATATCTTCTGTTGTTAATTTTGTTTCATAAGTAGTATCTTCTGGCATCTCTTGATATTTTTCTTGCATATCGCCAGGCTTACGTACAATAATATATGCTTGATCAACATTACAGCAATCACCAATGTATTCTTGCAATACATCTGAAGTTGTTGCGTAATTAAGAGTAACATCAAAATATGTTACTTCAGTGTTTTCTAATTGCGGAAAGTCTAAAGGTCTTTCCTGAACTGGGGTTCTTTTGCCCTTGCTCATTTCTACAACACTATATTTTTCTAAACAACTCTTAATACTTTCTTCACAGTTGTCTGGCAGTGATCCTGCAATACCAACTTTAAATTCGTATGTCTTTTTAGACTCGTTTAATAATTCTTGAAACCTTGTCATCATTTTACATATTCCCGTTATATGTTATTTATCCTTATCGAGGCCTTTAAGCCTCTCTAGTAGGCTGTTGCGATCTGTTACAACATAGCCTTCACCGGAAATCATTCCGTCTTCACTAGGCCCACTATCTTGATCCATTTTTTGTTTTTTAAGTTGCAGCTCTATCATCTTTAGTTTCTTATCTAACTTTGCAGTTTTAGCATCTAAACTTGTTTTGAGCAACCCACCGGCAACTTCAAAAACTCTACCACTATAACGTGATTCAACATTCATTCCTAAATCCATTAGATCTTCATAAGCAGTTAATGCACGTTGTGCAATATCTTCTAGTTCACTGTCTGCTTTATCGCCCAAACCTTTGACAGCAGGTAATGCACTAGCAATTTTATCAAACTCTGCTATATCACGAAAACTTTCTTGGTGAGCAATTTCGTGTTTGGCTTGCTCTTTTTCTTGTTGTTCAGCTTGTTTAATGATTTCTTTGGAATCATCCATATTAAGCAAATCTTCTAGTTTTTTAGTCATTTTAACTTTCCATTAACTGCTACTATTATTTAGCGTCTTTTGCCATTATGAAATATATCTTGTTCTGTTACAATTCTAAAAAAGATACCTTTTTGTTTACAATAGGCTCTTGCTGCTTCCCATTTAGCTTGATTAACTATCCAAGCTGCTTGATTATGCCTACTACGACCTAATTTTTCTTTTATTGTTTGATTTTCAGGTTTGACTTCAATAAGCTCAACACGTTGCTTACCATTTTTATCAGCATAAGCAATAAAGAAGTCTGGTACATATACTGTGTGCTTACCTGTTAACGGATTTCTATAAGGAATTTTAATTGCTTCACTTGCCCATTTTGCAACACTTGGGTGTTCGTCACAGAATCTCATAAATGTAAACTCCCAACTACTGCGATAAGTTGGAGTTTTTGTCCCTACAAATTTGTCAGGGTTTTTAAGAGAATATTTTCCTTGTGCGAATCTTCCCATATCATCCTAGTATAAAATATTCCTCTGTTCTAGTTTTTCGTATTTTGATTCTACTTTAAACCCTAGAGTACTAATTTTCTCCCTGTCATAATTTAATACGTTTGCAACAATGTCACTTAATTGAACATTAGTTAATCCTTTGAGTGTATCAATTAGCTCAAAAACATTTATATTATCAATCTTTGCCTGTTGCAATAGTGCAGTTGATACAGAAATAGCACTTGATTTTTCAAAACCTCTATTTTCAAAATATCCAATTACTGCGTCAACTTCTGAAGCAGGATATTCTATTCTATCAGTAAGGTACTTGTTAAAAAATTGTTTTACTTCAGCACCGCTGTCGGTTGATTCTTGAGTTGGTAAATTAGATGACATTATGTATTTCCTAAAGGATTTTTCTGTGCAGGAACAGTACTAGTATTCCCTTGTCCAGTTTCATTAAAGTTATTTACTATTTGATTTGCAAGTTGTACTATTTTTTGATTGCCGTTTTCAATGCCACTGTCAACTTGAGTTAATAATGAATTTTTTTCTGTAGTGTTAAGTGTGTCCCAAGTTGTTAAGTCCGCAGTTGTTTCAGTTGTTGTACTAATAGCGCCAATGGCCAATGATTTTTTAGCTAATGTTTCTTTTAACTGAGGATTATCGTTTAACGTTTGTACTACTTCAGCCGGCGGATATAACTTATTTTGTTTTTGAGTAGTAATTGCTATTGCTTCAGTAGTTTGCGTTCCAGTACCTCCGCTCTTAGGAAAACTAGTATTTGCAAGACCACTTACGTTCGTTCCTGTTGCTGTTCTAATAGTTTGTCCTGCAACTTGAAAGGCTTCATTACGTATACCTTCTTTAGTAAGATCTTTTGCATTTTTAACTGTGCGAGCTGCTGTAAGTAATGTACCTAAGTCTGCTTTTCCTCCTGCAATGTCACCTAAGACACTAGTTCCACCTGCCAATATGCCAGCACTTCCAAATAAACTTGACGAGCTACCTGCTGCAATAGGACTAGGTGTATTATCGTAATGTACTGTTCCAAATCCTTTAGGTGAATTACCTTCGTCAATAGGACCGTCTGCATAAAATACACTTTCGTATGCAACAGACATAGAATTTTGTACAGGATCAGCTCCAACAGAATTTTCTAACGTATCGTGCTGCCAACTTTCGATTATTGGATTAACTAATGTTAATGTTAGATACTGATGTCTTGCCATCTGACTTATTTGAATACTTGTAAAAAACGGCTCGTATTGATTATTATCTAAACCAAAACGATCACCGTTTCTTGGAGAACCCATATATGTATTAAATCTATCATAAGGTCTTGCTGACTGGTTAGGTGCTCCTGCACCGTCTCTACTTCCGTATGTACCATCTGCAAAATAATAGTTATAGTATGCAGTCCATAATTGAGTAACGATACTATTGTTGTCATCGTGGAATACAATATTTACAGGAGCATAATCAATACGTGTTTGTAAATTCTTTTTACGATTGTATTTGTTCTTAGTTTCAGTTTGTATATCAAACTTTGGCATAGTAACACTTTTAACTAACATATTAACTTCGTTACTATGACGCTGAACCCATCCAGGTAATACTTTGTTTACTACATTTTCATTTAAGTTAAGTGTTACGTGATATAGAAATTTTTGTTTAGGAGCAAGGCGAAAATTATCGTCAGTATACAATCTTGCCGCGTGTGTATAATCGGCCATATCCCCTTTGGGGCTAAGAGCGCCGTTAACTAAATTATCTAAGAATCCATTGAATATGTTTGCCATACTAATATTTATCCAATGTTATTAAGTGCGTATAAAATGAAAAAGGGGCAATTAAGCCCCTAATTCTGTTAGACTAATTAACTAGCTAAACTATTAACTTACGCCGGTAGTTGATGCAATAGCTGCAACACTTCTACCAATCGCTGTACCTACTCCGCCGCCTGATGCGCCTTGAGTTTGTATAGCATTGTCATATTTAATAGTAAGTGCAACTGTTACTGGTTCGTTAGCACTGTATGCTAATGAATTGTAGTTTGCACTTTCTAAATAACAACCGTATAATTCAAAAGTGTCTAGTGTTTCGGGTGCGTAGTTACCGTTACCACCGTCTAGAATTTCAATTCTAGTTACAAACTTATAGTCAATGCCTGATGCTGCACTAGACTGTTCCATAAAGTCGAACTGTCTTTGTAGTTGTTCACCAACTAGTTTTTGTACTGCACCTGTTGCATCGTCTCTTAAAGTTAATGTAATAGCTTCCCAGGTGTGTTTACCTGCAAGATAAACTCTTGAGTTGTATAC